CGAGCTGTCCCGTTCCGGGCACGTTCATGCGTCACCCCAAAGAAAGCTGTAATCCACGCGCCTAAACCCGTCTGGACCCACGTAGACCAAATCGGGCCGCACCTTTTCGACGTCCTGCGCGATGACGCCAAGGTAGCGTCGCCCGGGCGTGCCCTTCCATTCCCATGTAGCGAACCGCACACCCGGAAGGGCCTCGACGGAGTCTCGGACGATGTTGGTCTTGAGGCGCTCGTCGGAAAGCATTGCGAAGCCGCCGAGGCCACTGAGAAGCCCCGACAAGCCACTACCCCACGCCTGGCCCTGCTGCTGCGCGTTCTGAAGGTTGAAGTTGCCTTGCGCCATCAGGGCATTCAGGAATTGCCCAGGGTCCGCCGCCCCCGCTTGCGCAAACTGCGGGGTGGACATGAGGCCCTGAAGTGCACCCAGCGACTGAATCGGCGCGTTTCGTTGCGTCAGCGCATTCGCGATGTTCGCCTGCGAGCCAGCGATGTTGCCGCGGAGCGCGGACTCCCCCGCGGCCGTACCTTGACCGATGGCGGAGGCGAGTGCGCTCTGGATGGCATCGTTTCGGTCTCTCCCAAAGGCGCCGCTCGCCGTCCGGTACGCCTGGGAGTTGGGAGAGAGGCCCTGGTTCGCGAGCCGCGCGCGCAGCTGCGTCTCGCGCTGCTCTAGCATGGGGTTTAGCCGCGACATCGACTGATCGAAGGCGCCCTGAATGGCCTGGTCTCTGGCCGCGTTGCCCGACATCACCGGGGAGAAGAGGGAAGGGTCTAGGCCCCTCGAGAGCGCCTGGCCCGCCTGGTCTGTCGCAGCGCTGACGCCAGCGCCCAAGCCACCGGCAAAGCCCGTTGAAAGCTGTGGCGTGCCGTCTGGCCCCACCGTCCATGTCTGCTGCATGAACGGCGTACTGATGCCCGGGCGATTCTGTTGCGTTTGACGGTCCACCGCCGCTCGAGAAGCGTCCGCCTGCTGCTGCGCGGCGCCGGTGTAGTCCGGAACTTGCCCAGCCGACTTGCCCATAACTAAGCGGCCCTCCTATTCATACAGAGCCAGCGCACCGCCTCCTGGCGAGTAAATTCCAGGACACACAAATCCTCGCCCCTTTCCCACCCGTCATCAATGCGATGCGTCTCCCTAAACCCGACGTGCTCGCACAATGAGATGCTGTGGCGGTTTCTGGAGGGGATGACGCCAATCATTTTCCACACCCCCACTTCCTCGAAGGCGTACGAGAGCGCTGGCCGCAGCAGATGCCGCCAGATGATGGGCGTCTCGGTCGCCATGTGGCATTGGACCGAATTGGGCGCCCAAAGACAGAAGCCCACCATGCCTCGAATGCGCCCTCTCTCATCGATGGCCTCGATGGCGCGAAAGTCATCCGTAAGGGCACAGTGCGTCCTTCGCTTGAGCCAGCGATAGTCTGCGGGCGGCGCAGCCTGGACGATGGTCATAACAATCCACCCACATCGAACATGACGTCGGTGGACGCCAGAATCGTTTCGGTGCTGCTCGTCCCGCGGACCGCGACGGATACCGCTCGGCCTAGGCCCGTCGCGCCCAGCAGTCTCGCGGTCGGGAAGCTGTCACCGCCCCAGAGGTCTACGTCCCAAATCGCCGTGTCCCAAAGCGCAGCGCCACTCGTGGCAGCGCTCCCAGAGGGCGCGTTGAGGGGCGTTAAGTCAAAGTCGTAACGCGCACCAGCGGTCACCAGGGAGTCGGGCGAGTCGGAAAGAAGAACGGGCCGCACCATGTGCACACGCTTGAGGCGGGCCGTGCCGAGCGTTTGGTAGGCGTGCAGGACGCCCCAGCTGATGGGCGAGGAGACGTTGGGGTCCGAGAGCAGCACGTTGTCGAGATTCCCCTGATTCACGCAGACGCGGCCATCCGTCGTCCCAAAAAAGAGCTGCCCGTTCCAGACGGCGGCCGACAGCATGGGCAAGTCCGCGCAGGGGAACCACCCCTTCGTGAGGTAGCTGTAAGCCCACTGCGTCGTTGGCTCGCCTTCCTCCGGGATGAGGGCCAACAGCGCGTTGTCGGTCGGGTGAATGTGCAGCGCCCATCCCGGAATGTCGCCCTTGCTGTCGACGAGCTGGGCGATGATGGGGGAGATTTTCCTCGTGATGTAGATGTTCGCTTCCTCGATGCTCGCGCCCGTAATCAGCCGCGACGCTGGCAAGATGCCGAGCTTCGTCATCACGAGCAATTCGCCCGCGTCCTCGGTCGCGATGGTGCGCCCCGCCGGGAAGCCGCCGGCAAACCAGCTGCCGCGCAGCGAAAACGTCTCGGGACTGGATGGGTCGGAACCCCCGTAGATGACGACGTCTCCCGCCTCGGACAGCCCAACAAGTAGCGACTCGAGGCCCGCTCCCGCGTCATAGCTCCAGGTGTAGAGCGCTTTCAGCGGCCCGCCGTGCCGCATGCGCGTGCCGAAGTCGAAAGAGGTGTACGTGCCATACAGCGCCTGGATGTCGCCATACCAAGCGCGCGTGGAATTCTTCTCGACAAACCAGATGCGACTTCCCCACACCGTGCCGAAGACGAAATTGGCTGGGTCACCAGAGTACCCGAGGTTTTGGTCCGCGAGACTCGGCCCTATGGCGTTGGGCGTCTGGGCCTCTATGAAGTCCCAGCGCGTCGTCCCATCCACGATGTCGGCGGCGATGCCGGTCGGACCGCCGCTGGAGGAGGAGACGCCAGCGGTGTCGCATTCGTAAACGTTGCCGCCGCTGATGACACGGTTACCGGGCTCATATTCGGTATTGGGCTCCCACAACTGCGTTGTCTCATTCGGCACCGTCGCCCACGGGCCGCCGGCGGGGTAGATGTGAAGTCCATTCTCCTCATCGCAATAGACGAGGAAGCGCGCGCCCGTGGAGCTCGCGACAAACGACATCCCCCGGCCCGCCTCACCCGAGGTAATGGCGAACGCGAAGTCCACCACGGGCGAGTCCGTGGAAGCGGACACATCAAAGATGCCCTCGGAGCAAGCGGCGAAGAGCTTGTCGTCGGCGCCGGTCGCCGCGTTGCCAGAGAAAGGCATCTCGGTCAAGACGTCGCTCGGCAACCCGGTGACCCATTCCTCATACCCGAGCCGGACGCGGACGCCGAGTTTACTGCCGATGACGTTGAAGGCCGAGATGGCGTCCGATGCCGGCATTACGGTGGGCGGGTCCACTGCATTGACACCCCCGGATGGCGCCGGCAGCGTCGCCGAGTCGGTGTTTCCCAGCGGCAAGGGCCGCCTTGGGTAGCCCGGCATTCTGGCCTGGGGCCTCATGTGCCGTGCCCCGTGTCCGGCAGGTTGTTCTCATCGATGAGGTAGTGCACATGCCGCGGCCCAGAGGACACAACGGGGGCGGTTTCATGGTCTCCCATGCAGAGGTAAAGCGTCTCGTCGAACTCCTCCTTGGCCGCGGCCGCCGTGGGGAGTCCCTTGGCCGCCAGGAAGTAGGCCTTGAGGCCCCGGACGCACAGAAGCGGGTCGAACCAAAGGACATCGTCATTGGCAGTCGGCGCGGTAGTGGTGGGCTCGCTTTCCGTCGCGGGCTGCACCCAGAAGCGCGACACATACTCATACGCGATGGTTTGCCCGGCCGGCAGCGTCGTGTCGGGCAACAGCATGAGTTGATGCTGTTGGATGCGAAAGAAGTTGGTCAGCGTGAGCTGTGTGGAACGCCCTTTGACGGCCTGCCAATCGGCGGGTGTCATCGGGTACATGGGGTAGGACGTGGAGCGATTCCAGGCGGTGTCCTGGATGAAATAGCCGAAGTCAGCCGGCAACGGGTATGCGCCGTCATCTTCTTCCGTCGTGACGAGTGCCACCTTCGTGAGGTTTGGCCAGGTGTGCCGCCGCCAGAGGTCTCTACCCAAAGACTTTAGAAGCGCGGCGAGCTGAGTGAAGTTGGGGTCGCTCGTATTGGTGTACGGGTCCTCAACCGCGGAAAGGCCCATTTCGACGGCCGCGTCGTTGATGATGCTGCCGGCCGTGTCCAGCGCAGTGGATGTGCCGCCAAAGAGGAAGGCGAACGTGTAGGCGAGAGGCATTCACAATGCCAACGTTTCCACGTAGGCCCTCCGGTTAGGGTGCCACCGCTTGCTTGGGTGGGCGTCCGCGTTTGCGCACAGTCGGCGGGACTGCAGCCGGCCTGGCCTCGGCGAGCGCTAGCAACTTGGCGTTCTCTTCCTTCATGGCCGAGAGTTCGGCCCTAATCGCGTCCACATCCGACGTTTTCGCTACCGAGGCTTCGGCCCTGTCCCGAAGCCACTTCTTTGCTTGCTCCCTAAGTTCCAGCCCGCCCAGAAACTGTGCATTGCCATCAGGCAGGTTGGCCAGCTGCTCTACGGTGTAGATGTGGCGGTGCCGACACGTCTCGATTTGCCCCTTCAGAATGAGCGGCCATTGCTCGAGCGGCGTCCCGGTGAGTCCCGCGGCCTGGCCCGACTTGTAGGCCTCCCAGGCTTTAGGCCAGCGGCGGTTGTCCGCGTACGGGTGGCGCTCGTCAATCCACGCCAACCTGTCCGGCACCAGGTTCGCATCCCCAAGCTCGATGTGGATGAAGGGCACGTCGAACCATTCCGCCGGGCCGGTCGGGATTCCATCTTCGCCCATGGGCTGACGCCAGTGCCGGCCCGTGTAGAAGTAGACGGGAAGCGCAGCATCGCCCACGGCCGCGGGCTTGGTTAAATCTCCCTCGTCCGCCCAGTAACCATTGACGCCGCCCTGCATATGCTACCCCCGAGTGAGACATCCAATGCGCGACCTGGCGGACAGTCGGAGACCCACCAGGTCGCGTTCTGGGCTTGTGTCCTTACGCCGCTAGCGCATCATCCATGAACGGGAAGAGAATCTCGAACTCCGCCATGCCCGTTGCTGGCCCATCAATCGCGGATGCGCCCTTCGCATTCTTCACTCTGTCGCCTGCGACGACGGCATCATCCACGCTGCCCGCTGTGACGGTTGCGTAGACGTTGGCGTCATCCGCGAAGAGAGCAAGCGCCTTGCCTACGGCCTTGCCGGCGATTTGCGCCCACCCGTACTTCGTGGATGCATCCAGCGCAGCCATGAGGATGCCTACCGGGCCGATGGCATTCTGACCCAAAAGCGTGACTGAGCCGTCATCCGAGTTGATTGTCACCCATGAGCCAGCGGCTCCGTTCGTAACGCCCTTCACGTAGATGAACTGCCCGGCTCCGTTGTCGTTACTGCCCTTGTCGATGGCCTGGACGATGGTTCCCAGCGAATGCTGCTTCGTCGTGCTGACGTCCGCGATGGGTTGTGCGCCGCAGATGGGCGTTAGCACCTGATAGTTGGTTGAGTAAGCCATGTGCGCCCGTCCTCTCTAGCTAGCCTGGAAATACACGTGGTACTTCATGCCCGACACCGTCATCGCACCGGCCCATGCCAGAATGCGCGTGATGGCGTCCTGATTCACCGGCACTCTGTCCCCGCCAATCACGGCGACGTCTCTGTCTTTGTGTGGGCGCCAGTGGATGTATTTGGTGTTCAGCATGTAGCCCACGGCAGCCGGGCAATTGCCGCCGATGCCACCATCCAGGACGACGACCGCGCCCTTGTACTTGAGCGACTGGAAGCCCAGCTCCGCCATCTTTGGGTCGGTGAAGCGCTGCTGCGGCTGCAGCGAGGCCTCGAACGTCCCGTAGACGGTGGTGCCAAAGAGAATCAAGTCTGGCGCATCGTTGCCCCGGACAACACCGTTGAACGCGGTGTTCATGAAGCCCTGGATGTTCGCGGACGTGGGTACGCCTAGAGAGCCAGTGGCCGCGTTTCGCCACCAGGTGTTGGAGCGGTCGATGCCGCCGGCCGAGCCGCTGGTAGGCGCCGCGATGATGAACGCGCCTAGGCCCGGTAGCTGCTTGCCGCCATAGCCCGTGCCATCCGAGTAGAAGGCCTCGGCGCACAGGTTTAGGAGGGTAGACTCGCTCGCTTTCGCGCGCTGCGCGGCCAAATCAATCTTCTGCTCTGGCCCGGAGTTTTGGAGTTCCTCGAGGCCCGTGACGGTGAACGCCGCCGCCACTTGCTTGAGCGAGTACGTCGCTGCCGTGAACATCTCTCGGGCCGAGGTGTCCAGCGGGTCTGCGCCCGAGTACCAGGACGCGTTGCCGTTTTCGGCGAAAGCGATTTCTTCGAGAATCTCGCTGCCGCCTGTAATTTTGCGGTTCGCGTTGCCAATCTGCTGGATGCGCGCCAGGCCGGCGTTGTTCTTGAGGATGTTGTCGGCGATTTTCCCGCGCCGGTTGCGCAAGGTAACGACTGCGATTTCTGAAATGGATGCGTTGGGGGCTGCCATAGTCCCAGGGCTCCGCAAAAGGCGAGGTTGTCGCGGCCTTTCGCGGGTAGGGGCCTTACACGGCGCTCCCGCGTCCCAGGTTACCGCCAAGGGACCTTCGAGCCAGGTGGGGGCCTATGGCGCTCCCAGCTCGGCGCGGCACCGTGGACGGGGCCGCTTTGCTCTTCTTTGGGGCGTTCGGCGTGGGGGCGGATTTCGCGCTCGCCTAGGCCTTTGAGAAGGGCACGTAGCTATTTGCGCATCAAGGCGTGCACTCGTCAAGCGACTGCGTTTGATTTCAAGGCGTCGCCCTCTGCCTCCCTGGGGGGCGCCTTCTTATTCGCCTCGAGCAAGGGGAGGGCGCCAGTTTTCCAGAGCCGCTCGCGGATGGCCTGGCGGACATACTCCGTCGAGGTGACGCCGCTCCGCTTCGCCGCCCTGGCCAAGTCTCTGCGTAGTCCCCGACTCATGCCCACCAGAAGCGCCGTCTCGGCGCTGCCAGCGGGGCCGCGCGGTCCGCGCTTCACGGCTGCTTCCCTTCGAGCGCTGCCACCCGCGCTTCCGTGGCCTTCATTCGCTCGCCTAGTTTGCTGATGCGATCGCCGAAGCGCTTTACGCTGCGCTGCATGTGACGAGAACGCCTGTCCAGCCGCGTCACGATGTCCGTCAAGTCCGCGATGTCATCGACCCAGCCATCCACGTCCGACTGCAACTGCTCGACGGACTCACGAACTTCAACCCAGAGGTCCTTCCCGCTGCCGCCATTCCCATTGATTCCCGCCATGCACTCCCCTTTCTGGGGCTAGCATATGGAACCCATATGGCATGCGCAACCCTACCCCCGCGCGAGGAGCTCCTGGTAGGCGGCCGCGGCCTCTGAGTAGTGGTCATCCCCCACCGGAGCCCTCGGCGTCGCTACGGGGGCGCTCCGAACGCTGGCGGATGCCGCCTTGGCCTTTTGCGCCTGGGCCTGCTGCTGTTGAAGCTGCGCCTGGGCCTCTTTCTCCTGGACCAGCTTTCGCGTCTGGGGGTTTCGGTAGGCGGCGAGCTCGTAGGCCTCCTCGAGCTCGTAGCCCGCGGAGTACAGCTTCGCGATGTCGTCCTTCAAATCATCGTAGAATTCGTGCATGCGCCGGAAGTCCGCCACATGCCCCTTGGCCCACTGCTCGCCGGCCTGGGCGCGCTGCGCTTCCATGTCGGAGATGCGCTGCTGAAGCTGACTGATGTGCTGCTGGGCCTGCGCCCAGTCGGAAGAAACCTGCGGCTGCGCGGCCGAGAGCTGGCCGTCCTTGACGTCGACGCCCAAAAGCTGAAGCACGCCCTCGATGGGGGCGCCATAGTTTTTGATGATGCTGGCCACAATCGCCGCTTTGGCGGACGGCATCGGGCCATGAAGCACCGCCATCGACTGAAGCAGATTCTGAATGCCGGTTAAGTGATCCACGCCCTCGGCGCGAAACATCGCCTCATAGGGCGCCGAGACTTTCTGCCAGGCGTCATGAAACTGCCTAGCCTCCGTCGAGGCGCGCAGGGCCTGCGAGACTGACTTCTCCCGCTGCCAGATGTCCTCGCGCACCTCAACCGGGGTGGCTTCCCACTTGGCCCTGGCCAGCGGACCAAACCCCACCGGCGGCTTGGAGACGTCGGTCGCTCCGGGCTGTGGCGCCGCTGCTTCAGTGCCCGCGGGCGCTTGTGGCTCTGGCGTCTTCGCCGTGGCTTCTGGCTTGGGCGCCACCGTGCGCGCGCCATTGGTGGCCCCCGGAAGAAAACGACCCTTTTCGTCTCGTCCGGGCTGCGGGGCTACCTGCGTCGACTTCTCGATCGACGCGGCCTGCGCTGGCGCGGGGACTTCCAGCGGCTTGGCTTCGGACTGCGCGGGCGTTGGCGTAGGCGGTGGTGGCGTTGGGGCTGGTTCCGGTGCGCTTTCGGCCGTGCCCGTGAGGCTCTCGAACGCCGCCTGTGCTTCGGCGTGAATGTTGTCACTCTCATCCATTATCTGTCCCTACCTCGTCCCTTGGTTTCGCGTAGCTCGCGAAAGGCCTCCGCCGCTGCTTCTCGGTAGGGGCCTATGGGTTGCTCGCCCAGAAAGAATGCTTCGCGTTCGCGCTTGCGCTTCTGAACGAACTCTCTGCAGTCGGATTCGTCCTCGACGCCGGCCCGCCGCTTGTACTCCTCGCGTTTTCGCCGGGTGTCGATGAGGGTGCCATCGGGCGCCACTTGGCCCTCGTGGCATTTGCCCGTGATGATTTGGAGCTTCGGCGCCTGCTGGCCCTCTGACTCTTCATCGCCCTCGATCGTGTACGGCTCGCAGGGCATGCCGCCTCGCGTGAAGTAGATGCGGTAGCGCCTCACGGCGTCGGCTCCTCTGTCGGGACGGCCTCACGCGGGACGTGCCTCGAGCGTGCTTTGAGCATTTCGCGGGCGATGTCGAAAGCGTCCTGCGACACCTCCTCGAAAGTCGAATGGTCAGCGTGTGGGTCCGCGATGAGGCCCGGGAGCGCACAGCCCGCGTACCAGTCGAGCAGCGCCAGCTCCGCGGGATTCACATAGGGCGGCGAGCGAGTCATGGTGGCTCCGGTTGTGGCGGTAACGGCGCTGGGAGGCCCAACGGGATGGCCATCGGGATGAATTTCTCGAGCGCCGCCAGGCGGGCGTTAAGCATCGCCTGCGCGGCGAGGTACGCGTCTTGCGCGACACGCAGGTAGTGATTCGCGGGCGGGGCCACCGAGTGTGTCGCGTGCGCCATAATCAGCGCCGACATCGCGGCCGTTGCGAATGTGTCGATGAGTTCTAGCTTGGCCTGCCCCGACGTTGGCTCGGCGCTCGGTGCCACTGCATTCGAGACCGACGAGGGTGGGCCTGTCCCGACCGCATTGGTAGCCGTGACGCTAAACGTGTACGTCGTCCCATTGGCGAGGCCCTCAACGAGAAGCGGACTCGCGGGGCCACTTCTCGAGATGCCTCCAGGACTCGACGTCGCCGTGTAGCTGACTATGGCGCTCCCACCATTCGTTGTCGGCGGCGTGAATGAAACCATCGCTTGCGCGTTTCCGGCGTAAGCAGCACCGATGAGCGGCGCGCCTGGCACGGTCGCCGGGGTTACAGAATTCGACGCCTGTGACTCTGGCCCCGTGCCTACCTCGTTCGTCGCACGTACCTTGAACGTGTAGGCGGTGCCGTTGTGGAGGTTTGTGACGGTGATGGGACTCGCCGCGCCCGTCCCGATGAATCCGTCGGGCGTAGACGTGGCCAAATAGCTCGTAATCGGTGCGCCGCCATCGCTCGAGGGCGGAGCAAACGTGACGGTTGCCTGCGCGTTGCCTGCGGTGGCACCGCCGATGATGGGTGCGAGCGGCTTGTTCGCCATGGCCTAGTTACCTTCCATCTGGTCGTCATCGCCTGGCGTCATGTCGCGATTCATCGGAAAGGCCTCCCATTTGGAACGAGTCGATTGCTTTGCGTGACGAGCGCCTTTGCCCTGGCCTCGGCGACGTTCGCTTGCGCCTGCTGCTTCTCCTGCTCGCCCTTGGCGGCCGTCTCCGCCTGCAAGCGGACCAGGTCGTTCTGTAGCTCCTTGTCGAGTTTCGCTTGCTCCCCTTGATTCTTGAGCATCTGCGCCTGAAGCTTCGGGTCCATCTGCTGCGGCTGGGGGTTGGCCGCTTGCTGCGCCGCCATCTGCTGCGCCGCTTCAGCCATCTTGTCGAAGATGCCTTCGGCCGTAGACGCGCCGCGCGTCCCCGCCAATGTCCACTTGCACAGTTCGATGAGGTAGGGCGCGCTGCCGGGAAACTGCTGCGCGATGGGCGCTGCAATTTGAAGGAAGCCGCCTAGCGCCGAAAGCGTGTCTTGCTTCTCGCTCCGCATCGAGGAGAGGTCCGTCAGGTTGATGGACTCCGGCTTCACCTCGATGGCGTACTCCCACCAGCGGGACTTGAGCAGGCCCACCGCCTGCATGACGAGTTCGGGGTTGGCCCCGTCCGCCGTCTGCATGATGCCGCTTCGGCGGATGATGGTTTCTGGACTGAAGCGCTTCGCAATCACTTCGGCCTTGAGTTTCTGGATGTCCGTCGCGAAGCGAGCGAATTCGTCCTGAAGCGCCTGCATACGCACCGAGCCAAAGCCCGCCTTGATGCCTTGCTCCGTGGCCGTGGCACCAGGCGCTATGGCCTGCCCGCGCATGATGTCCGCGATGCCTGAGACTCTGTCGGCTTCCGCCTCTTGCTCTTGCTTGTACTGAAGCACTTGCTGAAGCGCCGCCACGATTCGGTCCACCGGGTACCACTCGATGAGCCCGACGATGCCGCCCCTCTCGGACAGTCCCGCGAGATTCTCAACGGGAGTGAGTGCGCCTTCCCATGCGCCGGCTACGGCGGAGATGTCCTTCCCAACGCGCTTGTCATACCAGCCACGCACGCGGGCCATTTCGATTAGGTCCGCGGCTCGGGTCTGCGCCCGGTCAATCTCGTTGTACGTGTCCTGCACCAGGATGAAGTCCGCCTTGGGGACTTCGGACGTCGTGGTGAGGTTCGCCGACATGGGGCGCGGCCCTGGCCAGAACGCCTCGAACGCAATGAGGCCGTCTGTCTGGTTGGGCCTTTGCATGTCCAGCGTCACATCCATGCCGTCCACGTACCAGTAGACGGCCCCGTCCTCCTTGCTCCAGATTTCCCAGACGCACGCGCGACTCCAAGGTTCCGTCTTGTACTCGCTCCCATTCTGACTCGCATATTGACCAGACTTCCCCTTCATCGGCACTGAGTCGACGAGCGCTCGGCGAGCTCGGGCTTCCACGCTGTCATCCGATGGCTCGGGTCCAAAGCGCTTTTGTAGCTGCTCCTTGGTCATCAGCTTCTCGTAAGCCCACCAGCGCCGCTCGCCGAAAACACGGCTGCCGCAGCTCCAAAGCTGGGACTTCCAGTGCACGTAGTCGACTTCGGCGTACTCATCGACGAGCGCATCCGACGAAATGCCCGTTGCCGAGTCGACTCGTTGTTCGATGTGTGCCTCATAGCGCACTGTTGCTGTCCCAAGCCCGGGCAAGAGTCTGTCATCCAGCGCATAGCCCAGCGTCTGCGCGTAGCTGTCTCCATCGCGACAGACATCGGCGTTGAGGAGCCGCTCGAGGATGACGCCCGCGACGCGGGCCACGTCCGCATTCGCATCCTTCCACTTGCGCTGAACGGAGACGGATGGCGTCCTGCCGTACAGGATGCAACGCATGAATTGGATGTTGGACGTAAAAATAGCCACGCGCTTTGTCTTGGCGCTCTCACGCTTCTCGTCCCGGAATCGCTCGAGCACCGAGTCGCCTTGCGTGTGAAACGTCTCGACCTCCTTCTTGGCTGCCTGGAGTTCTACGCGCCAGCGCTGCGCCCAGCCCGAGGGCGTCTGCTCATAGTCAGAGGCGGATTGTTCGCCGTATGGATTCATCAAATCCTCCTGAAGTTGTCACGCTTGGCTGCTTCCTCGCGCCAGAGGTTGTCAAGCGTCGTCACTTCGGTAATGGGCTTGGGCATCTTCACCACCTTCTGGGCAGGGCCGTCCACCATCGCCTCAGACACGCGGACGACACACGCGACGTAGCGGAATGCATCCGCCCCGTGGCTCGACCAGTCGTGCAATGGTTTCTTGCTAAAAGCTTTCTTCTCATCATCCCAATCGTAGGCATATGCCTTGAGCGCCTCGACGCCTTCCTCGCAGCGTCGGTGAAAGCGAATGGGTTTCTGGAGCAGCCACCTCGCCGCCTGGATGCCATCCGCCAAGGACAGCTCGGGGGTGATGCCGACGTTCTCGGCACCGAACGCGGCAGACGCCAGCTCGACGACAGTCCCGCCGGTGAGGAGGTTTCGAGCCCGTGCGTCATGCGGCAGCCAGTGCTTGAGGTACTTGTAGTCTTTGCCTTTCAGCCAATCTGCGAAGAAGGAGAAGGGCTTGCCGGACGCCTCGATGTAGTCGAATAGCGTAAGGCCCTCGGGGGTGAGCGCCCAGACCCAGATTGCCGTTTTGTCCGCGATGCCCAAGTCCCAGGAGGTGAAGCAGGCGCGCGGCGAGGCGAAGTCCAGTCCCGTTTTGCCGGCCTTCTCCACCTCATGCAGCAAGTCTCCAAACACGCTGCCGATGTTCGCGGCGGTCCAGTCGCAGAAGTATTCCTGTTGAATCAGCGCCTCGGGCATGCCGGATGCGCGCTCATCCGCGATGGTGGAGGCGGGGTCATAGGCCCGCGTGTCGTTCAGCGTGAGGAGCTCCTGGAACCAGCCAAATCCCTTGCCCGCGGTGTCGAAGATGGCCTTGCCGTGGTTGTTGCCCCGAGGCGTGAAGAGAAAGAGCGCCCAACCATCGTTCTCGCGAAGCATCGGGCGGACCAGGTCCCACGTCTTGGGCTTGGCCACGCTGTACTCCGAGAAGACAACGCCCGCGGGGCCGGCGCCGACCACTTCCATCCGGTCGCTGCCCATGAGCCGCCAGATGGAGCCACAGCGGAGCTCGACCACCATTTCCCCGGTGGGCGTCCACTCGCGGGGAGACTTGCGAATGGCGCGGGGAAAAATCTGCTCCATGATGCGCTCGCCCGTCTTCGTGAAGCCGGTCCAGATGGCTTTGCGCCCAAGCCGCTCAGTGGGGAAGATGTGCCAGTAGCTGCCAACGCGCCTATGCATCGCCTTGCACGCCTGGTGTCCTCCGACCAAGTCCTTGCCGGCGCGGCGATGCCAAACACAAACAGCGCGCTTGCCGCCGTTGTCGAGGTAGCGCATCACCCTCAACTGGTATGGGCGGGGGTCGAAGTTTGGAATGACGATGCGGCCGCCACGTTCCGGCTCGAGCGGCTCGGAGGGCGCGCTCATGACTCGCCGTCCTCCATGGCATCCGCGATGCGCTCGAGGGCAGCAGCAATCCGGTGCGCCCCTTCCGCTAGGGTGCACAAGCCATCCGCCGCGGTGCGCGTCTGGCCCTCCCTCGGCTCGGTCGTCTTCAGCCCGTGGGAGATGGCATAAAGCGCCGACGTAATCGGGTCGTCGAGCACGTCTACGAGGACCCTGATTGCATCCGACTCCTCGCTCATGATTCCCCCTCGCTCGGCTCAGGCGGCAGCGTCCGGACCTCGACGATAAGGTTTTTGCCGTCGGCTCCCGCGTGCTGGATGCGCTGTGTTTCGGCCCACCATCTCGAGAAACGACGCCCAAGGAAATTGAGACCGGTCTTCCCATCGGCTAAGGCGTTCCCGAACGTCGCCTGCGCCAGTTTGTCGTGACACCGCTGGCGAGCGACCCGCAGCGCTCTCGCGAAAGCGCCGTATTGCGACGATGGATTTGAGAGTCCCTGTTGCTGCCACCGGTAGAACGTCGCGTCGTCGATTCCGGCCGCTCCAGCAGCCGCGACGGCGGGCGAGCCATTGGCAACGGATTCACAGATGGTCGCAATCATCTCGTCATCGAGCTTGGTAGGCCGGCCGCCCTTGGACTTTCGCCGCGGCACTGATTGCGCCTCCATTTGCGGAGTCAGGAGTTGAACCCAAGCCCATTGGCTTATGAGGCCACGGTAGGCACCGGCCTACTCCGCAAGACTTACGGAAACAGCTTGGTGGACAGCTTCCAACCCCATCCGGCCGCGAAACCAAAGAGAGCTGCCCAGATGCAGAACAGAACGGTGTCTACAAG